TATCGCCCAACAGAAGGTCGAAGAGATCCGCACCGACCAGATCGCCATGCAGTCCGAGGCTCAGATGCAAAACGCTGCCTTGGATCACGACAAAAAGATTATGGAGCGGGCAAGTCAGTGGGTAGTTAACGTAAACGGCATGGTGCGTCCTGCTGTTACTTTCCTGTTTGTTATTGAACTGTTTCTGATTAACGTATCCCTAGCAGGCTGGTTTATGTTCTCCGGTGAAGTTAAATCTGTGCAGGACATGATTACCGCGTCCGACATTATTTTTTCCTCCGACGAGATGGCTATGCTGGGCGGAATCATTGGCTTCTGGTTTGGTAGCCGTGGTTGGGGCAAGAAGTAATTAAATATGCAGCTAGAAATACTACGCTCTGGTTCTTTTTCTTTACCGGTTATTGATGGTTTTTTCTCCCCGGGTGAAGAGGAGCGGATAAAAAATGAGTTGCGGGCGTTAATGACTTTTCAGCCATCCACAACTGAAAAAAATCCAGGTGCGTATAACAGAAATACTGGAGAAGTTTTGGTAGATAGTAATTCGTTTTTTCTAGATCCTATCTACGAAGACCGAAGTAAATCTGACATCTTGACCATACTTCGAAAGATTTTTTGTCTCGACGAGTTGCCTAAAATTTTGCAGCAAGAGTCTATATTTTTCAGGCACATACATACGTGTACCCTAGACGCAACGCTTTTAAATTATTATAAAAAAGGGCAAAAATATAAGCCGCACAAAGATGATTCTATATTTAGCATATTATATTTTATAACTTTAGAAGACTTTGTTGGCGGGGATTTAACTTTTCCAGAATTTGGCATAACTGTTGAACCAAAGAACAACAGAGCAGTAATCTTCCCCGGGTGCGTTATTCACGAAAGCACGCCGATTCAAAGTGGGCTTAAGTGCTCAATTGCCCAGTTTTTAAATTACAGAAACAAAGAATGAGACCAACCGGCGTTTCAGAGGCTTGCCTTAAGGATATAAAGCACCACGAAGGGGTCCGAAATAAGCCCTACCGGGATGTCGTTGCCCTTTGGACTGTCGGTGTTGGCCACTTGATGTACCCTGAGCAAGCTGCCATGAAGCAGCCGGAGCGTAACTCTTTTCAGGTAAAACCCGAAGACAACAGGACTTGGAGTGATGCGGAAGTCAATCAACTACTCAAAGATGACCTCAGGCGTTTTGAACTTGGGGTTCTTCGTCTGTGCCCCGGCCCTCTTACTCAGGGACAAATGGATGGATTGGTCTCCTTTGCTTTCAACGTTGGACTGGGTGCCCTACAGCGTTCTGGCCTTCGTGCCAAACACAATCGACAGGATTTTGAGGGTGCTGCCGATGAGTTCTTGAAGTGGACTAAGGCGGGTGGTAAAGTCTTTCCAGGGCTTGTCAAGCGCCGAAATGCCGAGCGCGCCCTTTATTTAAGTTGAGACAGCCATGCCCTTTATCCAACTAAAATTTAAGCCAGGACTCAACCGAGACCAGACCAACTACTCAAACGAAGGTGGTTGGTACGAATGTGACAAGATTCGTTTTCGTTCTGGGTATCCAGAAAAACTTGGTGGTTGGGTTAAGTATACGTTTGAAACGTTAGTTGGCACTTGTCGCCAGATGTTCACGTGGTTCACCACTTTTGGTGATGATTTAATGGCGCTTGGAACAAATTCTAAGGCGTTCATTGACGCTGGCGGCAACCTTTTTGATGTTACACCGCTACGAGCCACAACGACTGCAGGCGATGTAACCTTTGCCGCTACCGCCGGGTCTTCAATTTTAACAGTAACCGACACCGCTAATGGTGCGCAAGCGGGGGACTTTGTTACCTTCTCTGGCGCCGTGTCTCTTGGTGGGAATATTACGGCTGCGGTGCTTAACCAGAACTATGAAGTGGCATCTGTTATTAATGCAAATAACTATACGATTGTGGCAAAAGATACTTCTGGCAATCCAGTTGTTGCTGCTGTCGGGGATTCTGGTGATGGGGGTGTCGCCGTTATTGGGTACTACGAAATTTATAGCGGTAACTCCGGCGGGGTGTTTGGTTATGGTTGGGGCACCTCTACTTGGAGTCGGGGGGCGTGGGGGTCTGGTTCTTCTGCCCCTGTAGATATCGGGCAAACAGATTGGTTCTTCGATAACTTTGACAACGATCTGGTTATGAACCAACGCACCAACGGAAAAGGTGCTATTTATTACTGGGCACGGGGTGTTTTAAGTGACCCGTCTGTTGCGCTTAATACCCGTGCGGTGCTTTTGTCGTCTTTGGCTGGCGCTAACGAGGTCCCGGTGTTAGCCGGACAAATCCTTGTATCTCAGAACGATAAGCATCTTTTGGCTTTTGGTGCGGTACCGTATGGCAGTTCGTCTGAATCAGACTACGACCCCTTGCTAATCCGCTGGGCAAACCAAGATGAACCAACTGAATGGGAACCCACACCCACTAACTCGGCTGGCTTTTTACGTGTTTCACGGGGGTCGGTGATTGTTCGTGCGTTCCCGACACGCCAAGAGATCGTGGTGTTTACTGATTCGGGCCTGTATTCATTGCAGTTCTTGGGTACGACCGACGTGTTTGGCCTACAGGAAATCGCAACAAATATATCTATTATTTCTCCCCGAGCAGTAGCTTCGTCTAATAACGTTGTATTTTGGATGGGGCGTGATAAATTTTATATCTACGACGGTCGTGTCCAAACACTTGCAACCACGCTTTGGACGCACGTTTTTCGGGACCTTAACTACGACCAGTCCCAGCAAATTATTGCGGGTACTAATGAAGGCTTTAATGAAGTTTGGTGGTTCTACCCGTCTCAAAACTCTCAAACCATTGATTCTTATGTAATTTACAACTACGTCGAACAGATATGGTACTACGGTAGTATGGCTAGAACAGCTTGGCTTGACAGCGGGTTGCGGGCATTCCCTCAGGCTGTTGGTGGAGAGTTTATTTATAACCACGAAAGTGGGGTTAACGACGACGCACTGCCAATGACTTCGTTTATTAAGTCTTCTGATTTTGATATTGGTGATGGCGAGCAGTTCATGCTTTCTCGACGGATTATTCCGGACATTAAATTTAATGGTTCAAACACAACACAAAATGCTACCCCAACCGCAACGCTTACTTTATACCCCAGACGTTTTCCGGGTTCGGCAGAGATTACGGAGCCCCCATCATCAGTAATTGAGACCACAACCGACCAGTACACTAACGAAGTGTTTATCCGCGCCCGTGGTCGTTCAATGGCGCTTAAGGTGGGTTCCGAAGAACTTGGGGTAAACTGGCAAGTCGGTAATGTTCGATTAGACGCCCGCCAAGATGGTAAACGCTGATGACCGTTAAACAGTTCGTCGCCCCCAACTTACCTGCTCCGGCGCTAGTTTATGATCGTAGGCAGCAGGACGAGTTAAACCGTCTACTACGTATCTATTTCAACCAGATAGATAGTTTTTTGGCGACAATTTCAACGCCGCCCGCCGGAGCAACCGCAGATAGACCTACAATAAATCTACAGGTAGGGCAGCAATATTTTGATACTGACCTTAACCTCCCGATTTGGTACGACGGTACGGACTGGATTGATGCCGCTGGGAATGTGGTCTAACAGTAGCCAAGCCTTGACAAATCTAGGATAATACGCTCATGAACGGACTCCCAGCCCTAGCACAAAATTTACAGACGCAAGGTCGTGGTCAAGACAAGATGCTTGTCCACATGACTCCAAAAGAAGTTGCTGGTCTGCAGGCTCTTGCTATGCAGCATGGTGGCTCTCTCACTATTAACCCAAAAACTGGTCTCGTCGAGGCTGGCTTCCTAAGCTCTATTCTCCCCATGGTGGCTGGTGCTGCCTTGGCGGCAACCGGTGTGGGTGCTCCCTTAGCCGCTGGTCTAGTTGGTGGTGCTAGCTACTTGATGAACCCCAAGCAGGGTCTGATGGGTGGTCTGATGGCTGGTCTGAGCGCTTATGGTGGTGCTGGGCTTGGTGCTGCGCTTGCTGGCCCGGGTGCGATTGGGTCTACCGCTATGGAAACGGCGGCGATGGAAAACGCCTACATGGACCCCGCCACCAAAGTTATGCGTCCTGAGTTCGCCGCTATGGGTCAACAGGCACAGGCTGATGCAATTCTCAATGCCCAGAAAGCAGCGGCAGAACAGTACGCACAGCAAGGTGTTATGGACCGCCTAAGCCAGAGTGCCAGTGCAATTGCTAAACAGCCGTTTGATGTGACGGTTAACCAGTTGGGTGGGCCTATGGCGGCTCTTAAGACTGTCGGTCCCGCAGTTGCTACTACAACTCTTGCCGCTGCTGGTACTGGCGAAGAAGATCAGGGTAAACCCCCATACGAAGCCAAGATCCGTCCGTTTAAATACGATCCGGGCCGCAAGACTGAAGAACCTGAGTTTGCGTATCGCACCGGTGAGCGGGGAGAATCTACCGCTGAACAGACCTATTTTGCGCCCACATTTACTCCTGTCGGTGTTTATAAAGCTGGCACAGAACCCGAATACGGCACGTACTCCGGGGGTGGCATCACGGCACTCAAACACGGTGGTATGGAGGAGGGTGGCTATGTTGTAGCTGCCGATGTTGTCTCTCACCTGGGTAA